AAATTAGGAAAAATTATTCAGTCATCCATGCAGGTATAACTGTATTTTCCTTCATTCCAACAGCAACTGCTCTTGGATTAACAAGAGCTTGTGCAATTAATTCCCAGAATAAGAATCCTCTTGCTGGTTCACCTAAAACGTATTGATCTGCAGGATAGCTTTGTAAATCTTGTCGTATACCCATACCACCTAAGAATCTTGGAGCTGTAACGGCAAAAATCATTCCTCTCGGAACACTTAAACGTGTTTCGGATTCACCAGCAACTACCATAACTTTCATACCCCAGAAATTAGTAAATATACCAGATAACCAAGCTTCTCTCGCTGTAAGAGGATCGTATTCCATAGAGCTCATTCCAGCCCTGAGTTCTCCGAACTCTTGACGATTCATGATCAATTTGTCGACAACCAAGCCCCATTTCTCAACTTCCTTTACTAATGATTCGATAACTCCCTTATTAACTTGTCCAGAAATTACGATTGGAGTATTTTCAATTTGTGCACCTTGATATAAGAGTCTTAATCCATTTCTATCTTCTTTTAACATAATTTGAAATGTAGCTTTGTCCAATGCACGATCGATTACATCATAATCACGAATTGCAATCTCTTTTAACGGAATGACAGGCATACTTACAACTTGAAATTCCGGCGGAAATACACGACTTCCTTTTACACGAGATTCAATCGCTTGACCATCGTCACTTATAACTAAAGCAGTAACATTAATATCTTTTTCGTATTTAATAATCTTTCCATAAGAAACGTTATGTTTGAAAAATACATTTCTTATGAATCCTTCGTAATCGAGTTCTCTCAAAATAAGAGGAACCATTTCCTGACCAAATTTCATCCAATTTTGAGGAGAAGCAAGGGCTTGTTCAATTATTCTTTGTTGTTCATCAGGAGTATAAGTCTGCCCGAAAACCTCTCTTGTTCTTGGTTGTGCGTCTAAAAATCTGTCCATTTGATGAAATAAATCTTTTTTGTCGTATGCGTTTACTTCTCCTTTGTCGTTAAACATAGGATTTTTGGAATCCTCTGTAAGACTAGCTGTTTTTAATCGAGCTATCCTACTCTTATAATCGGAATATTCATTAACGGTATCAAACCATGCCATATTATTGCACCTCCTTTATATTAAAATTTTTTATTTCATTTCAAAAACAAGTTCTGGATTCTGATAGGTAGGAGCTTTTGTAATGATACCTATCTCCTTATTCCCACCACTCGAATCTGAAGTTAACATACCATTTGCATTAACATATAACTTATCGCCGACAACATAGGACTTTGAAGTATCATAAATAGTAGTTGCAATCTCACCTCTACCTCTTAAGACAGTAATCATTCCTGTTCCTAAAGTTGAATCAAATCCAGACTCGTTCGGATCTCTGTAAAGATATGAAACTAAAAGCTTTCCTTTTCCATTCTGTAATACTGCACTCGCATACGCAATTCTACCATGATCTAAATCTGAATGACTAGCATCATACTTATCATTATTATTATGTAATACATCTAATACAGCAACAGATCCGTTCTTCACATAAGGTTGAACCGTAATCGTACCTGATGTAGTAGTTATTTCGACTTCTAAGTTTTTGACAGGAACATAGAAATACAAACATCTGTGACCGAAAAAGATTCCTATCGGATTATCTGATGCTCCATATTTTTTAACAACGGGGTTTCCGTTTGCATCTACTGTAAGAGCTGCGACGTTTCCTGCAATAATGTCATCCGCATTTTCAGCGATTTTGTGAGGTATAGCTGAAACACCCCATAATTTTCTTGCTGTTAATTTACCTCTTCCAAGATCTGGTAATGTACTTGCCATATTATTACACCTCCTTTATAGAATTTATAGAATTAGGCGCTTTAGACTATAGCACCTAAAGGTCTTTCACTTTTTTTGTTTCGAATAAGCTTTAAAAGGATCTTCCTCCTCCGGTTGTAAATTCTGAACTGGAACAGAAGGACTGGTTGTCATTTGTAATTGCGCGGTTCTTATTGATCTAGCTTCTTTTACAAAATCATCCGTACTTAAAGAAGCTAATCGAGTCGCTTCTTTTTGAACTTCTCTAA